ATGCCGATTAGAAGCTGCCCGTTGCTCGGCACGGGCACCAAGTCCGTCATCGAGGTAACGCCCCCGCCTCCGCCCCCGTTGCCGCGCGCTGCGCTCAGAGTCCAGTCGCCAGCCGTGCGGCTCGGGCGCTCGCGGTTGCCGTCGATGTTCGACACGAAGCTGTCGCCGTTGATCGTTACGAGATCGAGCCGCTGGTAAGTTTCATCGGGCATCCAACGTCCACGAGGATTAAGCCCGCGCGGTTCGGCGAACTCCTTGCGAAGCTGGTCGATTTCGCCAGCGCGCGGGAAGCGCGAGAGTTCGTCTGTGACGATTTCTTTGACGGCGTGCGTGAGCATTGAAGCCGCGTCCTCGATGCGCGCCTCGGCCTTCGCTAGCAGATTCGCGTTCTCCACTCGCTCGGCCATGAGCACCGAATACTTTGCGGCGGTCGTGATTTCCAGAGCCTTCGCGAGTTCGTCAATCTTCGCGGTCAGCGCCACGCTGATTTTCGCGTGTTCGTCGTTCGCGCGGGCGATTACTAGCTGCTCAAGCTCGGAGCGAATCGCGGGCTCGGCCTCTTCGAGGTTGCGCTCGATTTCCTCCGACAAGTGGTCGCGAAGTTGCGGCATCGAATCGACGAGCTGCTTGAGCTCGGCGCGCTGTAAGACTGCCAACTCAATGAGGTGGTCGATTTGAAATTGCGTGTCGTTCATGTGATTATTTCCCAGCCTTCGGATGCTTGCTCGGCAAGAGGTCGTTGTCGGTGACGTATTTTGGATTCTCGGGGCGTCCGTTTTTCAGCAAGTAGAGGTAGGCGTTCACGCGTGCAAACGCCCATTGCTTCGCCGAGGAAACGGTCGGCGAATGGGAGCCGGTAAACGCTCCGAGCCCGCGCTGATAAACGGTCTTGAGTTGTCCGATTGTGACGCCGTATCCGAGCTTCGCTTTGTGCTTCTCATTGAACTCGTCGGCCTTGGTTTGCAGCGTCTCCTCGACATCCTTCGCGACTACTGCGCCGCGAGTGTTAGACGCATCGCCCTTCGCGGTTCCTTCGCCTTGCGGGTCCTTGTTCGGCGTGTCCGACTTCGGAGCTTTGTCCGACGCGACGATTGCGCCGCGCTCGCCGACCTTTGCGAAATGCCCCTCGTGCTGCCTCATGCAGACGGCGTTGCGCTGCTCCGCGTCGGGAAATTCAGCGGTTGAGACTGGGTCGGCCATGCACCGCGTCATGAAATCCCCGTGATCTTCATCCGCGTTCGGAGTCGGTAGCTCATACTTCTTCGTAGCAAGCTCGATGATGCTGCGCCCACCGAGGACGCTTTGCTTCGTCTGCTCGATAACGCCGAGCTGCTTCGCGCGGTATTGCTGCACGGCGTCGAGCCAGTCCGCAGAACCGAGCGGCGTCTTGAGTGCGAAGTGATGCTGCACCTGCTCCGATGCGACCGCGAGAGACTTCTTGTCCTCCGCCTTGTTCAGCCGCTCGACGATCGCCGTGGCCCACGAATAACCCTCATCACCGCCCCAGCCGTTCCACGCCTGCCATCCCTTGCCCTGCTCGCTCCACGTCTCACCTTGCTTGTCGGCCTCATGCCGGTCGAAGAACGCCTTCATGCGCCGCACGGTGTCCTCGGACATCGGGCGCTTGTTGATAAGATCGCGAGCCCGCGCGATGCCGACGCTGGTCATGCCGCGTTGCGACATCGGCTTTTTCTCGCGGATGGCGAGCGCACGGCGCGCGTTGTCGGCCATTGCGTTTGTCGGGATGTAAGAGCCATCGGCGAAGTTGATCGTGACGAGGTTTGCGCTGTTCTCGACCTGCTCGACGGGCTCAGCCGGTGCGGGCTCAGCCGGTGCCGGTGCAACGCTCGCCGCCTGCGCCTCGGCCGCGCTGACGCCCACCGCGTCGCCTGCTGCGGCTGCGGCCGCTGGCGTGCTTGGCAACGAGTTCGTCGTGAGCCTAATCGCCGTCTCGGGAACGCCATACTTTTCGGCGAGCTGCTTAACGTAAGCGGCCTCGATTGCGATCTGCTCAAGTCGCGTGAAGGCGTCCGTGCCTTCCTCGGCTGCGATCTCTTGGAGTGACTTCGCGCCCTGCCGATTCTCGTTCATGTTCGCGGCCGACTCGCGGCCCACGTCGATCGAGAGCTTCGCGGGAAAACGCCACTCGCCCGAGGTCGCGCGACGCAACGCGTGCACCATCGTCTCGCCGGCCAGAAGCGGAGGCGGTGAGATTTCCCCGCGCGCGATGGCGTCGAGAATCACGGCGTCCTTAATCGGGTCGAGAACCTTGTCGGTGAGCACGCCCTGCTGGCGCGTAAACACGCGGTCGGCTGCGGCGAACTCGGCGCGGACGCTTGGGCCTTTATACGCCTGTGTCCCGAACAACACTCCCTCGGGCACGCCCACGCCCAGAGCAATCTCGTGCATGAGATGCTGGACGAAGCCGGTGAACGCCTGCGACGGACGCGATGGCATTACCTCGACGCGGTCCGAGTTCTGGAAGTATCGAATCATGCCGACCTCGGTCAGCTCGTTTTTCTGCTGCTGCCCGCTCGGGAGCGAGAGCGCGGGATTCGGCTGGAATAGGTTGCGCGGATTCGCGATGCCTCGGTCGTTGAAGATGAGCGCGGCCTGTTGCGATGAGAAGCGCACGCCCGCCTTCTCGGCTTGCAGGATGTCGTGGAGCATCCGCGCGGTCTGAATCGCTGCGTGGAAATCAGTAATGCCGCGATACTGGTCCACCCGAAATGGGTCGAGGTAGTGACAAAACTGATTCGCGGGAATGTCCTCCGCGCCGAAGTAAACGCCGTCCCGCGTGACTCGGTAAATCCGATACGCAACCGGCTGTCCGAAGTCGTTCGTGACGATGCCTTGAAAGTAGTTGTTTGACGCGACCGCCGTGTCATTCGGATTGCCGATGCGCGTCGCGGGCACGAGTTGCAGCTTGAGCCCTTCGCCGCTGCGACGAATCACGAAGCCACAATCGCCATCGACCGGACGCTCTTCTGCGGCGAGCTGCACGAGCTTCTTGAAGCTGTGCCGGTTCGTCACGTCGCACGTCTTGCACCACGCGTGGAAATACTCGCTGATTGTCTGGTTGTAATCGCGATCACCGGTCGTCGGCGAATACTCGTTTGGCGTGAGATACGTCCCGAACTTGCGGGAAATTTCGCGAGCCTCTGGGAAGTTCTGCACCAAGTCCTGCGCCTCATACATCATGACCACGCGGTCGCGCTGGTTCTGCGAGCTCTCCGTTGGCTGCGCGTATTGTTTCGGAGCGTAAAGCCGATTCGTCCGCGCCGCATTGTATTCGAAAAGTGATTTCGCGACGCGAGCCTCCAGCCGTTTCAGCGCCCACGTCGGCGCGATGTTTTCGAGCGCGCGGTCGAGCCACGGTTTCTGGGCGATCAATTTTGACGCGTCGAAAATGTCGTTGTCCATAATGTCAGTTTCCGGTAAAGCTCACGAATGTCGTATCCGTGGACGTGCCCGCCGCGTCCGTCAATGCGTCTTGCAGATTGCCGAGCATATTGTTAAGCGCGTTCAAGTCCGCGCGGCTCACGCTTTTGCCGTTCAACGAATAGCTCTGGTTGAGAAGCACCGCCTGAATCGCGTCAATTGTCTTGGTCTTGAGCGCCGTCAGGGTCGCGCTGTCCAGTCCGAGGAATGGGTTGTCGAGCATACCAAGGCTCGAAACGTCAAACTAGGCTCAGTCTTTCACCGGCGTGTAACGCACGACGTTGGCAATCGTGGCCATGCAGAGCATCATCGCTGAGGTGTCGAGCCCGTGATTCGGCGCGTTGCTTTTTACCTCGCGCCACTCCCAAACGCCGGTGCGAATTTCAACCTTTGATTCGCCCCGCAGGTGTTCCAGATAGAGCGGATTGACATCTGCCGGTAGTAGCCACTTCAAATCGCCCTTGGCCTCCAGCGCGTTCGCGAGGAGGTCTTTGAAGTAATCGCCCGACCAGTCGTAATAATACACATCCCCACCTCGGTAGTCACTCACGCGAGGCTCCGAGAACGGGAAGTTGATGAGCTTTTCGCTCGCGTCGTCCTTCATCGTCCACGTCTTCCGAGCGTGCCCGCGCATCCCCCTCCAACCGAAGTCCGCGCAGTCGCGGTCCACGTCGGCCGGTCGATAGCCGCGATCTTGAGCGACGCACGCGTCCTGCACTTTGTAGCGGTATTGCATCTGGCGAAGCTGGTCCCGCGTCTCGATGCGCCCGAAGTAAAGTTGCTTGTAAGTCGGCCCTGTCGCCGAGGAGAACGCGCCGATTTCAACCCACCAGTGGTCTTGCTGCCGGTCCACGGCCATAAACCGGATGACCTCGCCCTCGATGCCCTCGCCGTTGCTGAACTGCGCGACGGTGTAGTCCGACTTTGTCACGAAGAGGTTCACCACCTTCTTCTCGACAATCCACGGGCGGGCTTCGCGCTTCGTGCGAAACTCGATTTTCATTTTGTCGTCGCCCTGCCGGACGTGGTGATTGTCGGCTTCGCAGAATTCTTCGACGAGTAACCGCATCGGGCGACTGACAACGGCCTCGACGCGGAAGCTCTGCACCTCTCGCGGCGCCGCTGGGTTCAGCGGCACGAAGCGACCGGCGCGCTTCCACCCGTTGCGCGTCGTATCGGTGTCGGGCGACTCGTGGCCGCAGTGGGGGCACCGAAAGCGGCACGAGGAAACCGCCCGCGCCACGTCCCATGTCTCGTCATCGCGCTTCGCCGCGGCATCCCAGACCACTCCGCCCCGCAGTCCGGTGTCCTCGTTCTTGTCGAGCGCGAAGGCGAGCGGATGCACCTTGCGGCACGTCGGGCACTCGGTGCTCCACTCCTGCTGATTTCCCTGCCGAAACGAGGTGTCCTCCACGTTGCCGGTTTCGAGGTCCATGATCGGAGCCTGCGACGTGTTGTAAATCTTCGAGCGCCCGACTTCCTCGAAACGCGAGACGCGGGCGACGGCGTGGCCATACACCTCCTGCCATTTTGGGAGCCAGATTTCGTCGTTGATCTTGTATCGAATCGACTGGCTTTGCTGGCTGGAAAGGTTCGCAGGGTTCAGCAAAAAGAAGAAGCCGCCGAAGTAAATCTCGGTTGTCGTCCGGTTTGGTCCGACTCGCGGGAGCATCGCCGCGACCGGCTTGCAGCCCTCGAAGACGGGGTTGAGCCGCGACTTCGCGTGCCTATCGATCATCTCGTCGGTCTGCATCGTCCACGAGATCGGCCCCGCGTCGTTGCAAATCAGCCACGGCACCCAGATGTCGGCGACGAGCGTGCCGCCGATCTGCACGGCCTTGCGGAAGTGAACTCGTCGCACGAGCGGATTCTGGAGCGCGTCC